TCAACGTATTCTGATTGTTCAGAATGACTTCGTTGCGATGAAAATTGCATCTGGAGTTAGACATTCTCCATGGGCGATAGAATTATTTGGTGAGAGTAGTCAAGGAAAGACAACTCTCGGTGACCAGCTTATTGATGCTGTGCTCACGAGTCAGGGTATGCCCATTGAGAAGGAATTCCGATGTGCGTACAACCCTGGAGACAAATTCATGTCCAATTGGACATCCGACAAACTCGTCATGATTTTTGATGATATGTCGAATGAAAATGCTCAGTTTGTGGAGAAACCACCTACTAGAGCTATCATTGATGTTGTCAACAACCAAATGTTTTATGCACCTAAGGCCGAACTTGAGGCCAAGGGGAAATGTTTCGTTGAACCGTGGATTGCAATGGCAACCACGAACAAGAAAGATTTGGACGCCGGATTATATTCGAATTGTCCATATTCTATTCAACGTCGCATGACATGTATTACTGTCAAAGCGAAACAAGAGTTCCAACGCATTGAGGATGGTATCTCGTGTGGCATCGACTCAACAAAAGTGCGCGAGCACTACACTGTTGACGGTGTTTACACGCCTCCCATCTTTGATGACATTTGGACTGTCACTATCGAAAGGGCTGTTAAGCCCCAGCGGTTATCGACAGTCGCAACGTACAAGCCCATCACGTGGAACAACAAAGAAATGATTGATGTCTCTATGTCAGAAGTCATACAATGGGCTATCGAGGATTTCGATCAACATCGAAAGAATCAAGAAGCATTGCTCGAAAGCATGCGAGAACGTGTTAACATCATGAAAGTTTGTGGTGTTGTCGGTTGCAAACACTTGTGTGGCAACTGCCCTTATCATACAGCTGAGGAACAAAACACTGTTCAAGGACCCCAATTGGGGCGTGAAACCGTCCATGCATTTTGGAAACTTTGGTATCAACCCAATAGTCTTCAAAAGGACGTTGATTCATTCTATGATCGAGCAGACCGCGATGTAGCAAATCTTGTTTACAATCGTGGCAAGGACTACATTGAGCAGTGGGATTGGATAAAAATCATCCCTGCGCCTATGTTTCGTCACGAGAATGCGCCAGAAATCATTAGATGGTTGTACCAAGACCGTCTGAAGAAAGATTACGTGGCCGAAACGAGACGTGCCATATGGACATTGGGTTTCAAACTCATAGCTTGTTTCATGTGGTTCTCGTTGCCGTTCTTTTGCGTCATAGCCATAGCATTTACTCTCGAGTTTTTGTTGTGGCAAAGAACCACGCTTGAGACGGTTGAGAAACGACTTGTTGCTGAATTGAAAGTACGCAATATGGAGATTTCTCCCATGCTGGCACGTTATCGTGACAAATATGCACAGGCCATCTGTGCAGGTTCCATTGGAATTGCTGCATTATATGGTCTTGCAAGAGCTTACAAAGCTTATCGGTCCGAGATGCCGCAAGGATCCCTCGAACCAAAGACACCTGAGGACGTCCTGAAGCGTGATGCTAAAGTTGACGTCTGGACACAAATTGTCAAGCGAGATCTACCGATCACGGATGTTTCGCGACATATGTCACCTGACCAATTGTCAAACTTGGTGCAAAAAGCACTCGTCTATGGTACTATCCATTTGGACGATAAGGAAGGCAACGGTATGGTCAATGGACTCATGTTGTCATCTAATGTCATGTTGGTCCCAGATCACTATTTTGTGTATCATGGTGACACCTTGAACTGCACTTTCCGAAAGAAGAATCCGGAATCAAGTGGAGGCAAATTTGCTGTACTTTTATGTAAAGCTGCTTCTCATCTTATCCCGGACACTGATCTACGTGTGTGCTATGTTCCCAATGGTGGATCTTTCAAGAACTTGGTAAATTTCTTTCCTCAGGGCTTGATGCCCTCTGTACCATTCCGCATGTTTTGGCGTGCTAAAGATGGTGAGGTTATGATTGCCAAAGGTCTAACAGACCCACAAGTGGTTACAACTGAAACAACCTTTGAAGGTGGTATGTATCGTAATTTGACGATCAACACCTTCAATGGTTTGTGTGGTGCCGCTTTGATATCCGATACCAATGGTAGCGCCATTCTTGGCGTACACCTTGGCGGAGTCGCGGAAACACCACGAGGGTGTTACGGAAGTATCACGCAGCAACAGTTGCATGGTGCCTTTTCCGCATTGCGGAAAATTGAGGGCGTTGTCTTGTCTGGCGACGCTGGTGACTTCAAAACGGAAGTCCTTGGAGTACAAATTGTGCGGGGGCAACCCCTGCACACAAAGAGTGCTCTCAACTTCATCCCCGAAGACTCACAAATTGAGTATTACGGGGCTTGTCCAGGTCGTTCTGTGACTAAATCCTCTGTGAAGGTTACACCAATCAGCGAACATATCGTTGATGTCTGTGGTGTGCCTAACATATATAGAGGACCAAAGTTGCATCCAGATTGGTACGGATGGCAGGAATGCCTGTCTAATTTGGCTGTTCCAGCTCATCCGTATGATCATGATCTCTTAGCTATTGCAATTAGAGATTATAAGGAACCATTGCTGACGATCTTCTCACAGAAAATGTGGAATGGAGCGAAACCGCTCACAGACCATGAAAATCTGTGCGGCATACCAGGAAAGAAATTCATGGATGCCATCAAACTCAACACATCAGTTGGGTTTCCTTTGTCGGGACCAAAGCGTGAGTTCGTAATTGAACTACCGCCCACCGAAGACAAGCCTAATAATCGTGAACTCGAACCCATTTTAATGGAAGAGATTGCACGTATTGAGGATTGTTATCGACGTGGTGAAAGAGGTTACCCTATTGCAAAAGCTTGCAAGAAAGATGAAATCTTGACGAAGGACAAATGTCGCATCTTCTACGGAAATGCGTTGTCACTCACGTGGTTAGTGCGCAAGTACTACCTGCCACTACTACGTGTTTTACAAATGAACCCCCTGGTTTCAGAATGTGCGGTTGGTATCAACTCACACGGATCTGAATGGGAAGAATTCCATTGCCATGCAACAAAATTTGGTAAGGATCGTTTGTTTGGAGGCGACTATGGTAAATATGACCAGAAGTTACCTGCACAACTCATTTTCGCATCTCTGCGGATCTTAATTGATTTCGCACGAGTATGCGACTATTCGGAGGAAGATTTGGCGATCATGGAAGCTATGACTGGAGACATTGTCTTCGCGTACATTGCTTTCAACGGAGATCTTATTGGTTTGACAGAAGGAACCCACATCAGTGGTAATTCTTTGACTGTTATTATCAATGGAATCTGCGGATCATTGAATCTACGATGCTTCTTCTATCATGAATATCCAGCGACGTGTTTCGAGGAGAGAAAACCTTTCCGCGACAATGTCTCTATCATGACTTACGGTGACGATAATATCGGATCCGTGAATTCTGAAATTGACAAGTTCACCATCAAAAGATGTTCTGAGTTCCTGGCTAAGTACGGGCAAGTGTATACTATGCCCGACAAAGAGTCTGAATTGATTGACTTTTTGCCATGGGAGGAGTTTGAATTCCTCAAACGGGATAGTGTCTATCATCCCAAACTTGGGGTGCACGTCGGTGCACTCCTCGACAAATCCATCTACAAGTCTTTGCACTGTTTCATGCGTGAAAAGAATTGTGTAGACACAGAAGAGAGTGCTTGCGCTCAGAATCTAGATGGTGCACTCCGTGAATGGTTCAATCATGGAGAAGCAAAATACGAACAACAGCGAGAGCTCATGACTGAGGTCGCTACGCGTGCTAACATTCGACACATGTGCACAGGTCTTAACCTGAGCTACACTGATCGAGTTAGTGATTGGCATGCAAAATATTCACCTGAGAAGTAATTCTTAGTGAATGCCCGTCACTTCGGAGACGTTAAATCCGACCCAGTTTCAAATCTGATGGTAGCAAAATTGATACATGTATATGGATACCATGTTGTCTTGAATCTTTATATGTTTTGTACATTATACATAG